GAAGCAGTTGGGAATGGGCATTTATGCAATTTTGTGATAATCATCCTGGCGTAATACAATGGGCCAGTGAAGCAATTAAAGTTCCTTATAAAAATCCTTTAACAGGTAAAAATACAATATATGTTCCAGACTTTTTAGTTGTTTACCAAGATAAAAATGGTACAAAACGTGCTGAAGTTATTGAAGTAAAACCTAAGAAAGAAACAACAATGGAACAAGCAGGCAGAAGTAGACAAGCACAGGCAAAAGTTATATTAAATTCTGCAAAATGGGAAGCGGCTAATAGATACTGTAGACAAAACAATTTAGTATTTAGAATAGTAACTGAAGATGATATATTTCATCGTCCTAAGAAAAGATAAATAATTATAGTAGCATATAATTTAGTGGAAGTATTATGACAAAGAAACTAGAAGAATTATTAGACATGGCACCTGCAAAGGAAGTTAGTGAAAACACTGACATTATACCTGAACCAGAAAAAACAGTAAGCCATACACAAGAACATACACCTGAAGATATTCAAAGAGCAATAGCAAAAGCAGATAAAATTGACGAAGCATTGCCAATGGTAAAAGATTTATCTTTAAATGACCAAGAAATGGATGAAATAGCCACAACTGCTAAAGACACATTTCAAGACTTAATGGATTTAGGCATGAATGTAGAATCTAGGTATGCTGGAGAGATATTTAACACAGCGGCACGTTTGTTAGATACTGCTCTTAATGCCAAAGGTGCTAAAGTTGATAGAAAATTAAAAATGATACAATTACAACTACAAAAAGCACGTTTAGACCAAGTACAAGCAAAGCATGATAAAGAGTCGGGAGTGCAAGAAGAGGGTGATGCAGTGGTATTAGACCGTAATGCACTGTTAGAAAAACTGCTTTCAAAGGATAAATAATATAATATAAAGTAAGGTGTGATTAATATGAAAACTTTCAAACAATATTTAATGGAAAACATTAAAGAATACAAATTTCGTGTGAAGTACGCAGGTACTTTAACTGATGCTCAATTAAGTAGAGTTGAAATGGCACTTGGGAAATATAATTTAACAGATATGACCAAACCTAAAGTTACACCAATACAGGAACATCCAATGGATTTCCAAACAATGAAAAATTCAGAAGTTACTATTATGGATATTTCAGTGTCTTATCCGACAACTGTTGATATGTTAAGAAATGAATTAACAGAATATGCAGGCATACACGGATCTCATTTAGTTGTAATGAACCCAGATGATCCTAACGAAGTAGCCAGAGAAAAGAATTTAGAAGAACAAGACAAAGATTATGTTACAAAACTCGGCAGTGAGATCAAAGACGATATGGAGATCAAAGCAGAAGAACATTTTGGCGACAAATATAATGCAACATTTTTAAAAGATTTAGCAAATAATAAAGAAACTCCAGAAGTTACATTAGCAAAAGCATACGCAGATGAAGTTGCAAAAGAAAAGAAAAAGGCATAATACTATGAGAGATATTTTAGACGCACTAGAAGGTATCCATAGTAACAAAAAGAAGCCTTTAGACATAACAAAAGAATTAAACAAAAAGCCAGCAGTGATGAAAGCATTATCACTTGAAGACGCAACTGTTGACTCAAACAGTAACGTTGCAGGCTATTTAGATACAATTGACGAATATGTAGAAATGTTATTTAAAAGTGCTAAAGATAAAAAAGAAACTGAAATAGCATATAGAATTCAAAACGCTGTAGACGATATTCGAATGAGAGAACTTAATTTACAACCAAGTAATATCAGAGCAAAATATAATTCTCAAGTTTCTGAAGAATTAGAAGAAGGCGTAAATGATGTAGATAAAATTCTTCAACTTACAAATGAACTTTACAATGAACTAGTTGATTTCCAAAATGAAGAAACTGATGAGAACGTAGAAGATCTTGTTGGACACCTAGCAGAATTTAAGGCTAAACTTGAAGGTGATACAGGATCATTTTCAGAAGATAAATTTGACGGATACAAAATTCACCGTTTAGGCGAGTTACAGAAAAAAATTGACGACGTTGCTAAAGATATTAGATTACTAGGCAAAACAGATTCAATGCCAGGCGCCACAGGTGCTGGTGATTTAACAGATCAACTTACTACAATGAATGATGCAATACAAATGTTGCAAGACGTTGTTGAAAGAGCAAACAGTATTGTACCTGATCCATTAAAAAATTATGATGGTACTCCAAAAACTGAAGAAACAGTTGAAGAAAAAATAACAAACAGCGAGGAACAAAAAATGGAAACAACCAAAAAAGACACAGTAGAAGTTGCTGTTGAAGATTTGGCGAGAGTATTAGAACTCGCTGGGTTAAAATCAGAAGCAGAAGAAAAAGATTTTGATTTTTCAAAAGATAACTTAGAATTATGTGATACGTGTGATAAACCAATTGAAAATTGCGATTGTGAAGGACACGATCATAAGGCTGAAGAAATAGCACCAATCCAGGCAAACAGCGAAGTTGAACTTGACGAGTATAGTAACTCTCCAGACGAAGAGTACTTCGACACAGACACACAACTAAACAAAATGTCAGGCGGATTAAACGGTCCAAAGAAACAATTCAAAAAAGAATATCCAGGTGATAATCCATTAGCAGTAGATCTACAAGATAAACTTGCTAAAATGTTATCTGATATGTAATTCTATCATGACTGATAAGTCGTTTGAAAAAGAATTAGAAGATTTAAAAAGATTAGCAGGGGTTGGTTCATATTCTGGACTGACCCCTTACTCATCTGTAGAAGAAAATGTTGGCAGTCTTGCTAACAAATTGTCTAAAGTACAAAAGAAAAGAAAAATACAACCAGGCACAGAAGCATGGTTTAGACTGTGGTTCAGTAAGCCATGGTTAACTGGCGAAAAGCCCTACGACAATTAATACATAAATGTACTCAAGTTGCAATAAACGGGCTTATATGACGTATTTAAGGGCCGTACAGTGTAATTAAACATTCCCCAATTAGTTTACCGATAAATACAATAGTAATATGCATATATAATGCATATTAGAATAGGAGAAATCAATATGTTTAAATGGTTAAACAAAATTTTTGCAGTAACACCTAGAGAGATTAAAAAAGAAAAACCTCTAGTATTAGTACCTAGCAAAAAAGATCTATCAAAAATGACTAAGAAAGACTTGGAAGCATTAGGTAGAAAACACAAGATAGAGTTAGACAGACGATTAACAAAAGATAAACTTGTTAATGCACTACATAAACACATAAAAAGTCTAAACAATTAAGAGATAAAAAATGGTAAGCAAGAGCCTAGACGGTGTCTTAATTAAAAAGCCACACCAAAAGTTAAGATGGACTGAAGAAGAATTACTAGATTTTAAAGAATGTGCTGACCCTGATACAGGACCTGCATATTTTTTAAACAAGTATTTTCATATTCAGCATCCTGTTGATGGCAAAATTATTTACAAGCCATACAAGTATCAAGAGAAGTTAGTTAACAGTTACCATACTAATAGATTTAGTATTAATTTATTAAGTAGACAAATGGGTAAAACTACTACTGCGGCTGGATACTTGTTATGGTATGCTATGTTTGTACCAGATAGTACAATTTTAATTGCGGCTCACAAGTATGCAGGTGCTCAAGAAATTATGCAAAAAGTTAGATATGCATACGAACTTATGCCAGACCATATAAGAGCAGGAGTTACAAGTTATAATAAAGGCTCAATAGAATTTGAAAACGGAAGTAGAATTGTAGCACAAGCAACAACAGAAAACACAGGACGTGGTATGAGTATTACGTTATTATACTGTGATGAGTTTGCGTTTGTTCGACCAACTATTGCAAAAGAGTTTTGGACAAGTATCTCTCCAACACTAGCAACAGGTGGTAAAGCAATTATTACAAGTACACCTAATAGTGATGAGGATCAGTTTTGGTTATTGTGGACAGAAGCAAACAGAACTATCGACGATTACGGACATCCTTTAAAAGATGGAATAGGGATAAACGGATTTTATGGCTTTAAAGCATTATGGCAAGAACACCCTGACAGAGATGATGAATGGGCTAAAGAAGAATTAGGTCGTATTGGGGAAGAACGTTTTAAACGTGAGATGGATTGTGAACCAATTATATTTGATGAAACATTAATCAATGCAATTAGATTAGCAGAGATGGAAGGTAAGGAACCAATTGAAAGACAAGGTCAAGTACGTTGGTTTAAAAAACCTAAAAAAGGCAGTATATACTTAATAAGTTTAGATCCAAGTTTAGGAACGGGTGGAGACAATGCGGCAATACAGGTTATAGAAATGCCTTCATTAGAACAAGTCGCAGAGTTTATGCATAATAAGACACCCATTGTACAGCAAATAAAAATAATGAAAGAGATAGGTGAATATCTAGTACAGCAAATAGATGAACCTAATGATGTCTATTACAGCGTTGAAAACAATACGCTAGGAGAGGCGGCATTAGTTACAATACAAGAAATTGGCGAAGAAAATATACCAGGTTTCTTTATTAGTGAACCTAAAGGACACGGTAACAGCAAAAAGTTTCGTAGAGGCTTTAATACAACACACAAATCAAAGATTTCAGCCTGTGCTAAATTAAAAAGTTTAATCGAAAGTAAAAGATTAACTATTAACAGTAGACCATTAATTTCAGAGCTAAAATCATTTGTTGCTGTTGGTAGCAGTTATCAAGCAAGACCAGGCGATACTGACGATTTAGTTATGTCTTTAGTACTAGCAATACGCATGAGTATGGTATTAAAGAAGTATGATGCTGGTATAGATGAGCTTTTAAGCGATAATTTTGACGATGTGGTAGAACCAATGCCTACATTAATGTTATAAAAAAGGTAAATAGTAATATGCAAATACACAACAAAGTAGCCAACGATTTATATGGCGTTTTAGCCAAAAAGTTTACTAAATTGACTATTGCAGATAGTCAAGCAGTAACTACAGTTGAACCATCAGAAGGTAGAATTTTTACTTTAGAATATGGTGCAAGTGGGAAAAGTTATGGCAGTGTCACTGTAAACGTAGTAGATCCTAATGCTTTGGTAGTTTATTATAATACTAATATTAGTGAAGATATGCGTTACAATGATAAAAAAGATTGGTATGCTTTTTTAAAAGAATTAAGATATTTTTCTAAAAGAAATTTAATGAGTTTTGATGTTCGTAACATCGGTAAGCAACAGTTGGATAAAACTGATTATGCTTATATAAAAAATAACGACAACAGTTATGATAGTTCAGAAGTAACTTTTGAAAGTAAATTAACTGGCACACTAAAAACATCTTATCAACCATTTGGTGAAAATGTTAAATTAATTATTAAACATAAAACACCAGTTGATGAAACTGTACGTGGTTCTAGAAGTAGAAGCATACATAGTTTGTATATAGAAAATGCCGATCAAGGAAGATTTAAACTTCCTTTTAAAAGTTTAATTGCCGCGAGAGCAATGGCAAATCACGTTGCAAACAACGGATCATATGATGATGAAATTGGACAGCACATACATGAAATAACACAAGAAGCCTACGATTTAACAAGGTTTGTTAAAACTTTCAGACGTGCTGATAACTTTGCTGAACAAGATGAAGCACAGAAAATTATTGAACAAGCAAAACAACGTTATCAAGGTATTAGAGAAACTTTAAAAAGTTTATCAAAGCCTAAAGGATACGCAAGTTATGTAGAACAATATAAACCAACAGAAGATAATGTTGAACAAGCAGACTTAGATGAAATTAGAGGAAAGTTAGTTCGCATTCAAAAAGATAATATAGTAGACACAATACTGCCAAATTTGGCTAGAGGGATTAATAAAATGAAAGTACAAGAAACTGATAAATCTTTAGCACACAATCTTGCAAAAGATCCAAGTGCTAATTTAGAATTACGTCCGCATCCAGAAGAAGATGCAGATATTAAAAATTATATGGCTCATATCAAAAAGATGATCATAAGAAAAGACAAAACTTCTGAAAATCCACAAGATGGTATTGTTAGAAAAATTATTATGTCGTTAGCAAAACGTAGTGTTGACGATGCACTTTCTTTAGCAATAAGTGAGTTAGGTTCTATGGACAGTAAAGAAGATAAAACAGCGGCTTATCAGTTAGCCTCTAAATATTTAAAAGGCAAAGTTTCAGAGATTCCCCATCCTACTAAAAATAAAGCAAAAACAGAAGAAGACCAATACGAAAGTATAATGAATAATTTATCAGAAGGTACTTGGGCAATTCCAGATACTGAAGATGCAGTAAATAAACTAGAAAGTTTGATGGCAGATGTACTTCCCCTCGGTGCAGAAGGCGACAACGCAACTAGTTCAATGTACGGTATTATTGGTGATGATGAGTTATTTGATAACTTAGGAGACGCAGGAGACAAAGATCCACA